CTCCTGTAGCAGAACACTGCCATTTAACATTTGTGACGCCACCATCTGCGATTACAGATTCAACGTCATTTACTTTCCAATCGATTGTAATCGACATAATTTTCTCCTTAGTTTAAATTAGGCCCACGGAAGTGTGGGCTGTTGTGAAGCTAGTAAGCTATCCAGTGTAGCTTCTAATGTAGCTATTCGATCTACGCCGAACGAATTTTTTGCAAACTGAATTACTTGTGCTTCGGTAAGATCACTAAACTGAATAAAAGATGCACCTTTAGCGGGTACAGGCAAACTAACCACTCTAGTCTGTTGGGCGGATTTATTTGTCTCTGAGTCTGTAGCTGTTGCATTCATAGTTACTGTACTTACAACTGAACTAAAGCCATTCAACTCTTCTGGGTAAGACCAGACCTCATCTACTGTGTATGTATATTTTACTGTCATAATTAATCCTTAACTCATTCCGGGGAAATTACCCCAAACGTGGTTCCAATCGTTACCTATCCCATGAAGAGTTACTTCGACACAGTAGTACAAACTGCCGTTTGAGTTAACTACTTCTAGGTCGTTACCATTCCACGCGAGGCTTGGAACCGGGACACTGCCGAGATTAGAATCAAATACTTGTTGAAGACCTAAGTTACCCGAAATAATGTATCTAGTTATACGGGAGTTAGAAGGGGTGCCGTAAATCCCGTGAATAATAACTTCGCCAGTTGCTTGGGCGGATGAACTCCCCCGAGTAAACAAGGTATATGAACCAGCCCCTCGTTTATTTCCGACGTTATACGCCTTATGACCACTGTCACCAAAAGTGTCTACTTGGTAACCATTGCCAACTAATCCTGCGGGAGTTAACGATGCTGACATTATTTACCCTCCAATTCGTTAATTCTATTTTCTAATTCCATAATCTTTTTATTGGCTTCCTGTAGAGCCGCTACGATTACCGGGGTAATACGCCCGTAATCCATCGACATCATTTCATCACTATCAGGATCGCCTGAGACAGCTTCTGGAACGATGTCCATCATCTCTTGAGCTATGAAGCCGTGAACTGTGTCTGCTTCTGGATCAGCTTTCCAACCGTGAGTGACAGGGTTCATCGCCATCAGCTTGTCTGTGCCGTCAGTGATGGTTTCGATGTCTTTCTTTAAACGACGGTCAGAGGTTGTGTTGTAGACTATCCCTGTGGAAGTACCAACAATAGAACCAACTGGGTTATTGCCAGCATAGAGGAACTGAGTGTAAGTATGACTGCCGCCGTAACCTCCTAGCTTCAAAGTTACGTCTCCACCTGAACCATGTATGGCGTAAACTTGCGCCGTAGGGTATGTAGTGTGACCTGTTGTTCCTACGCAAAAACGACTACCCGTGCCAACTAATACGTTGTTATCACCAGCATCAACCTTGAACGCATTAGCGTTAGATGAAGACTCAACACGGAAGTCTACGTCATAGCTATTTTCATTTACGACAACGGCGTCAGGTTGTAACGTAAGGCGTGTTTCCATTGTTCCCGCATCAAGAACATCAAAACGTAAATATCCTGTTGTTGAACCCGAGCTAGTTTTACCGCCAATAATTTGCGCCCTGTTGACCACTCCGCCAGTGCCATTTACTTCAAAATCTATTTGAGCCTTATGTGAAGAAGAGATGGACGACCCAGTGTTCCGTACTGTTAAACCTGTGTAGTTGAACGCGCCCCCAAATTCAGCTTCAAAGCCGCCCGAAGTTTGAGTTAGAACCCGATCATTGCCACCATCAACAAGAAGACCATGGGACGTAGCATTAGTCTCAACGCGGAAGTCTAGGTCGTTGCCAGAGTTGTTCAAGGCGATTTCAGTAGGGGCTATTTCAAAGCTAGTAACACCGTTTGACCGAATCGTAAAAGTATTCGTGTCGTTGTTATAAAGTAATGCGCCTTTATTAGAAGTTCCGTTGTTATAAAATATTCCAGCAAATTGATCGGTATCCGCTTTCAGTGAAAGATTAGTAGTGCCTCCCGTACTTTCTACGCACAGCGTACCTAAAGCAGAAGTGCCTCCAACATTAACCCGGCCATTACCGCCATCAACAAACAGCGCGTGAGTGTTGTTGTTAGACCCAACGCGGAAGTCCGCCGTCGCCGCCCCCGCTTCGTTAATTATGGTTGAGCCCATACCATTAATTTCAAAAGCATTACCGTGATACCCTGAGACTTTCATCATACCCGCGGAAGTCATATTCGACGTGTGGGCTGAGCTATCAATCTCTAAAGCAAACGTATCATTCGATAGGCTTGTGTCATCTTGAACAACCTTCAAGACGTTATTATAATTGTTGCGAAGTATTACTTGGCCCTCAACGCTTACATCATCGTGGGCGTAAAGTTTTCCAATGTGATGCTCGGAAGTGGGGTCATTTGCAGTATCAAATAGAGTTGTCCCCGATGTTATTGTACTTGCAGTTATACTTCCTGAATCTTGTATATGGGAACCGGAAACTTGTCGCCAAACCGTATCAATAAAGCAGTTAACATAATCCCCGACGTGTAGCCAAACGTAGTAATTGTTTGAGCCATCATCAATGAGTTTGACCGATACAACATCAGAACCAGAGTCATCATCCGTGTTTTCGTACCACCAGTGCCCCTTGGCAGTTCCTGTCCTTTGGGCAAATGTAAAGTGAACATTTACGTTTCTTAGGGTATCCCCTTGGTCATACGCGGCTTTTACAACCCCTGTAATCCCACCATCAGTACTGCTAGAAGATCTAATTCTTCCTAGTAAAAATGATTGAGTACCCGCACTAGAAGATATTGCGTACTGTCTTACCTTTGAAGACGCTTTATCAAGGTGCAACAAACCATCAGTAGTCTTTATGGCTCCTGATAGTGTAGGCGTAGAAGTAGGTACAAAGTTAGTACCGTCATAAGCTAGAAGATCATTCGTACTTACCCCACCTGTATTAACGTCAGTCATGTCAGTCAGCGACTGGTTAGACAGAACAAAGGTACCGTAAGTTACAACTTCTAAGATATCACCTGTAGCCGCGCCAGAAGCTAACTGAATGCTAGTTCCTGAAGTCGCAGTGAAATCTACACCGTTAACGAGACGGATACCTGACAAGAATACGTCAAGGAACCCGGCATCGTAGCCAAGTGCATTACTGTTATCATCCGCACCACTGAACGTAGTTTGGTTGTTTGTAGCTGTATACTTGTAACGCTCAGATGTACCGTTGACCGCTGAACCGGCTGATTGCCATCCAGAAGATCCATAGACCTTCATGATCTGTGCAGTTGTATCAAAGTACAACGTACCTATAACGAGAGATCCACCGTCATTGTCTGTAGTTGGTGCGCTAGACTTAGCTCCAAGGAATCTATCGTCGAATAGATCATAAGAAGCGGCGGATGAAGCGGCACTGTTGGCGGCATTAGTTTCGCTGGTAGAAGCGGCGGAGGCGGAGTTTGCACTCGCCGTTGCACTGTTTGCACTATTGGTAGCCGATGTTGCGGCCGCTACTGCGGATCCGTGGATCGCGTCTACATAGCTTTTTCTAGCTAGATCATCTGCGTTGACAGGATCTGCTGATGTCGTAATTTTGTTAGTGCCAATGCTGATGTTGCCTGTCATTGTGCCACCAGCGGTAGCTAGTCGCGTATCACGCTGGGCGTCAGTGTAGGCTTTAGTAGAAGCGTCTTGGGCATTTGTAGGATCTGTTACGCCAGTAACTTTGTTAGAGCCCATAGCAATAGCACCCGACATGGTGCCACCAGTTAGGTTAAGTTTAAGAGCGTCCTTAGTATCTACATAACTCTTAGTAGCCGCATCTTGAGCCGCTGTAGGATTACCCACGCCCGTGAGCTTATTCGTACTCATTGCGATTGCGCCCGTCATAGTGCCACCGGCTTTCGGTAGCTTAGTCGCAATCTCGGCTGAAATTGTTGCACTGAAGTTTGGATCGTCGCCTAACGCATCTGCAAGCTCATTTAATGTGTCGAGTGCGCCCGGGGCTGAATCTACAAGGTTTGCTACCTCAGTATCTACATAACCTTTAGTAGCCGCGTCTGAATTAGCTGTTGGAGTTGGTAAACCAGTTACTTTTGCACCGCCTGACATAGTCAGGTTACCTGTCATACCGTCACCGGCCTTAGTAACTTTTAGTGCGTCGTTTGTATCAACGTAATTCTTAGTAGCCGCATCTTGTGCATTAGTAGGATCAACAACATTAGTAAGTGCTGTGTTAGTAAAGTTTGCAGTACCATTAACAACCACATCGTTAAACGTAGAAGTTCCAGAACTGGCTGTGATATTACCTGTAACGTCGCCCGTTACATCTCCAGTGATATCTCCAGTTACGTTGCCTGTAACATTACCTGTGACGTTACCAGTTACATTGCCCGATAAAGAGCCTGTAATGCCGCCAGAGGACGTTAGAGTAGTAAAGGCACCAGAAGCCTCAGTTGTGCTTCCTATAGCCGTACCGTCGATTGTACCGCCGTTAATGTCTACTGTTGCAAGCGTTGCTTGGCCTGATGTTGAAACTGTTGTGAATGCACCACTAGAAGCAGAAGAACTACCTATAGTAGTCCCGTCGATAGCACCACTGTTGATGTCTACCTTGCTGATGTTAACTTCGCCTGATCCTGCTGGAGTAAGGTCGATGTTTCCATTTGAGTTAGTGCTAGTGATCGCATTACCGTTAATATTGATATTGTCGATCTGTGCTTCTGTTACTGCGCTGTTGGTACCTAAAGTAACACCATCTACTGTACCGCCGTTAATGTCGGCTGTAGTTACTGCACCTAGATTAGATACTGTAGCCCCAGATAGGTTAACTGTACCTGTAGCTGTAAGCCCAGCAAAACTACCAGACGCGGGTGTACCCGCACCAACTGTAGTGCCGTCTACGCTACCGCCATCGATATCTGCGGTATCCGCTTCAAGAGCGTCAATCTTAGCAGTTCCATCGATGTACAGATTACGCCACTCAGACCCGGTAGCACCGAGATCATAAGTAGAGTCTGCTGAAGGAATAAGGTGAGAAGCTACGTCTGCTGTAACTGTTACAGTGTCAGAGGCCGCATTACCAATTGTAGTATTGCCGTTAACCGTGAGGTTACCGGACATGATTGTGGTACCAGTAATACCTACGCTACCACCTACTGTAAGAGTAGTAGTTACGCCCAGTGAAGCTAGAGTACTTAGGCCTGTTACTCCTAGAGTACCGCCTACTGTTGTATTACCTGTAACAGCAAGAGCGCCGCCAACATCAGTATTACCTGTGCTGGACATAGTCTCTGCGTTGATGTCATCGATGTAACCAACACCATCAACATAAATGTCTTTAAACTGGAGTGTAGAAGTACCGATATCTACGGTGTTTGTGACCTTCGGTGCAATAATACCTGTGCCAAAACTAGCGGCAACTAGTGTTACCCAGTTAGCGTTGTTCGTCGTGTTGTATAAACATAGGTGTGTATAGCCGGTGGAGGCGTTGATCCACAACGAGCCGGGAGCGTAGCCCTCAGTGTTATCATTGGTTGCTGTTGGGTCGGACGTGGCAGTCGTGTTGTTACGTCCGCCAACACCACCGTGAACCACAGGAAGATAACCAGATACGGAGGTAGTAAGCGGTATCTTGGGTGCATTCCCTGTTGAGCCATCGTGTGAGTGTCCTGTTGATGAGTTAAAAGCGGCTAGAATCTGGTTAAATTCTGCATTAAGTGGCGGTGCAGTAATATTAGCACCGTTGATAATGTCCGCGACTGATTGTCTAGTATATCCCGCCATTAACGTCTCCCTGCGATGCTAAATTCAAAAACAATACCTTGGATGCTGTATGGGTTGAAATTTCCCAAGGTAACAAAGGTAAGCTGGCATGCGTACCCTGAGCCTTGTAGGCTCGTTGTAATGATGGGCTTTTCTGTGCCCCCGTAGTTAATATTTGTACCACCATAATTAATATTTTTCCCTTTATATCGTACTGGTGCGCCCGACGATTCTTGTGAATAGGAACTAGGCTTTGCTGTATTGGGATCTTCCCAATCGTAAGTAACCGCCATGTTCAGAGTGAGAGGGCCTTCTGCACGAATAAATGTATTGGCTTTACGCATGGTCTTTTTGACCTCGGTGTCGCCGTAATCAAAAAACGGGGTTGCGTATACGGCTAGGATATCTTCACCGTCGAACTGGGTAGTCTTCTCTTGTTGGTAGACTTTCCCGTTGTAGTCCCCGTGTAAAATAAGTTCGCTGGATCCTACATAAGCTGAGTCACAACAACTCGCCCGGATACCAACTATTTCACCAAACTCCCATCCTAGTCGTTGGTCTGCTGACCTAAGACCGCCGATAATACCGAAGCTGTCTTGAGTGAATATATCGTCATCTCCAACAAAGTATCTCAATTGAGACTTACTTCGTATGACTACTCCGTTAAGTGTTTCTAGATCGTAATCCTGCGGTAGTGCGGTAAGCAATTGCTGTATTGGTTTAGAGATAGTCTCTAGCTCAACGTCACCAATTCTACTTGTACCAGCTACCGGTCGTAATCCATCAGGTGCTAGAAAGACAAGATCACCCCCTAACTCCAACACCGAATCTCTTGCAATACAACCTACGTTGGTTGTGATCTGGTCTAGAACAAACCCGGCTGTTACGTCGGGGGAAACTTTCTTAATACCGTTAGTACCAAAAATAAATAAGTCACCACGGAAGGGTTTAAACTGTACTACGTCGAAACCAATTGCTAACTGTCCAGCGCCAGCGGCGGCAGTGAACGTAAGAGGATCTAGTGGAGCCGAGTAGGCGATTGTAGCTTGAGCTACTCTGTCGCCACCAAAGAACAAATGGTTCTCAAAGGCGTCTACTAGTTCAGGTCGTGCTAAGGCGCTTGCTCCGCCGGGACTTGATGCACCCCCTGAGTTATTGGGGCTAATTGCTTTCCAGTTAATTCCGTCAAAAATGACGGCGTTATTAACACCATCTACAAAACAAATCTTGTTACCATCACCAAAGTTAAAGCTAATATGACGTAGTTTCTTAACCTCTCGAACCCCGTCTTTAAACTTATGTACAATTCCGGTGTTGTATTCTGCCCATGCCGCGAAAGCTACATATCGATAGAACTTGTACTCGTTCGTATCTACCTCGATTATGTCACCAACTGTAGCACCGGATGAAAGCGTTACGCTAGTAGCATCGTGGCTGTATCCAGAAAGTGTGGTAGTTGTACCGTTTCTTGTCTGCTTAACAATCGTGTTAGACGTATTGTTGTTAGCCAGTGTTCTAGAGTTTGAGTCCGCTCCAGAGAAAACAGTTTGTCCTGCTGTCGCTGTGTAAGTAAACTTCTTAACCTTTCTAGATACGATAACAATATCGGAATCTAGGTTGTCATCTTTATGGATAGATACGGATAGAATCTTACCTTCGGAATTAGCTGGATCTACTTCTTGATGGTTAGCGTTTGGATTATAAGGAGTAAAACCTTCTATCCTACGGTATCCACCAAATAGACTAACTTCGTAGTTAACCAATCGAGTTGCGGCACCGGGGCTATTTTCACTCAAATCAAGATGATTTTCGTTACTGTTAAGACCCCCGCCACAAATGACTTTATAGGACTGTACGCGATCTGCCATATTAGAGACCTATATATTCAGGGCTCATTTTAGAATTTCTAGAAACCCGTGTGTCGTAAACTCGCTCGTATTTGTTAATGAAAATACCCTGCATGTTTTTAATGCCTTGCTGGAAAACCTGTATAGATACGCCAGCGGCTTCTGGGTTATCCCGGAACATGTACATGTAGTATAAAGCCCCGTCGATAATCACATTATCATATGAATTTGGTATTCTGGTTTGATCAGAGAAATTAGTTAAGCCTACGTTATTCATGTAGTATTTAAACTGGATGTTGTATTGCTTGTCCGGTGAGGGGCTTACAATGTATCCGTTACCGTGAGACGGCGCTACAAACTCCGGGCATCTAATACCGATTACCCCAGCGTTATCATCATCACTCTTGTACTTTTTGTAATAAACATCACGATCCATGAACTCTAGCATCTTGTGTTCGACACCTAGAGATTCATTCTTCTGGATCTGAAAACTATTCCAATCAACAACTTTAAAATACTCAGGCCAAGAATACTCTTCCTGACCTACTAATAAAACTTGTGTGTGTTGAGCGGCGTTAAAGGGCCACTCGTATTCAGCTTGGTTAATCTGACCAATAGCATCTACAATAGCATCCTTAGCAAGGGTTTGCACACCTCGCGTGTTGGAGAAGTCTGCCTCAGATATTTCTACTTCGTTAATCTTACGAAGCAGTTTGTTAGTGAGGTCAAGATAAGTAGATGGCATTGGTCAAATTACTCTAAATTTATATAAAAAAGGGGCAACCCTCCTAAGAAGGCTACCCCTTACTCAGTTACGCTAAGTTGTAATGAGCAGTCATTAGACCTTCAGGACGAAGGATCTTACGACCATACAACTGCATACCACGAACGATATCAGCGAATGAACCTGTATCACGGTAGCTTTCAGTCTTAGCCAACTGCTGTGCAGTAGCTACGCAAGACTGGTGTCCAGCTACAACTACACCAAAGTTCTCTTCTGAACCGACTGATGCAGAAGTTCCTGCGCCTGTTCCGAAGTATGGCAAGTTGTTAGACTTGTACACTTTAAAGCCACGGATAAGACCGTTACCAACACGACCATTGCGAAGCTCTTCGCCACCGCCAAAGTCAGAGTTGATGAACTTAGAGTCTTCGTCCATTAGCAACTCATAGAACACTGGATCTGCAACGAACCAACGATCTGCTGAGTCCACGTTAGCTTCATCCATTTTACGAGCCATTCTGTTAAGAACTGCTAGAGGGCTAGTGATACCACCAGCACCGCCACCAGCGGCTAGAGGGATTGAAGTTAAAGCGTGAGTATCCGCATCTGCTGAACCACCAAGATCAGAACCACCGAAATCAGTGATGTCTAACTTGTTAGCAAGCAACAGTTCATCAGCACCAGCGGCTGAATCAGCCTTAGTACCGTTAGCGGCTGTACGAGCAATCCAGTTACCACCACTCTTCTCAAAACCAGATAAGTAACCTAATACTTCTTGGTCATAAGTGTCGCGTAGTTTGAATGCGGCGCGGTCAGTCGCTAAGTCCATGAAATTAACATGGCTGTGTGCGGCTTCGATATCGTCGATCTTGAACATGTAGTAGTTCGCCTGATCGATGATCAGTGAGAAATCAGCATCGCTAAGATCCTGCGCCGCAACTGCTGTGCCACGGGCATAATCAGAAACTGTGATTTCTGGTTCTTTGATTATCTTGACGCTATCGCCGTAAGAAGCGATTTCACCCATATAATCGGTGTTTGTGATGTCCTCCACCACTGATGTATTCCTAAAAGATTTTTGAACCTTTTGTGAATAAATTACAGGACTAAAATTACCATTAGGTAGGTTGGTATAGCCCGAAGCCTTTTGAAAAGCCATAATGCATCTCCTATAGATGTTAAGTTAAATTAGCACTAAAATTTTGTGGCGTAGCCACTAGTGCCTGAACGAAACAGAAGGGAATACTTCATTAAGGGCTAAGTTCTTTCGGGTGTCTTCGAGAGAAGGGCCAAAGATACTTAGGTAACTTTAGAGTGTTCTTCTGAAATTTAAGGGAAGGATGAGGTAGGAAAGTATGTATAACTAAAGTTAGACTTCAGAAATACATAGTTTTCGGCTCGGTTTGTTAAGGTTGTTATACCACAATTACTAAGTAATTAGCAAGGGGTTTAACGCGCTCCACCAGTTACATCATATTCAAACAGCCCTTTACTGATTGATTCCATGATTTTAGCTTCGTTCTTTTCGTACTCAGCCGAACTCATGTTCTGTACCTGACTTTCTGTGAACATGGACTTACCGCTAGTTGGTGCGGCTACTCCACTTCTTCCAATGGCCTGAGCGGCGGCACTGGAGTTCTTAGTTCTTACTCTTCGGATACCTTTGTCGGACTTGTAGAGATCAATTGCTCTAGCCGCCGCCTTGGCATCTTGGTTGTTACGATAGAGGGAATCCTGAATATACTTAGGTTGTTCAGCTACCCAATCGTGAAATTGTTTCTGACCCCGTATCTTAGCGAAATCCGGGTGCAACTTGTTTAGTTCCATCATAGCTTTCTCAGCTTTGACGCTATCCTGTTGCTTCTTGATATCTTGGATTTCTACCTTTGCTTCGTCATAGACTTCTTTAATTCGCTTCTGGGCGATGGTGTCAATGATCTTAGCAACATCTGGGTACTTGTTAGACCACGCTTCGACTTCTTCTTCGGACTTAGGGAATTTAATCTGTCCGCGTGTCGCATCGTTAAGTTGCGCTTGCATCTGACTAATCTCTTGATCACGTTGCGCCATCTGCTGTTGCATATGACGGCGAAGGTCACCGTAGCGTTTCTTAAAACTTTCCTCGTCAGCATTTGCGGGGGGTGGTGGGGGTGTTGCGTTTGTTGTAGGTGCCGCTTGCACCTCTTCTGTCACCTGATCGGTTTCATCCCGATAGGCATTTCTGTACTTAGCCATATAGTCTCCGTTGGGGGCCGTTAAAGTAGACTAGCCGAAGCTAGTGGTTTATGCGGGTAGCCCGTGCCGCAAATTACCTTTTCATCACAGCGATCTTTACGCTGGGACGATAAGTATTTTTGCCGTCTGAAGAGTCTTCTTCCTCTTCGACTTCCATTGTTTCTTCTTCTATTTCTGATTTTGCTTCTTCGATTACGTTACCTTCTTCGGTCTCGTACTCTTCTTCAGTTTCGTAATCTTCATACTCGCAGTCGCAGTCTTCTTCACCACAACACTCATAGTCTTCATCTGCGTAGTGATACCCTCTACCATCACAGTGTTCACAGCCTTCGCCATCACACTCAGGACAAGGAACCTTATCTGCTTCTTCGTCATCGATCTCTTGGATCTGACCCTCAGCGTACATAGCCATCAAGCCAAACTTAGCTTCGTCGCGTAGCGACATAAAAGTCTTCAAACCATGATAGCGAACAACGTCCGCTGGAACGACGTACTCACCGTCGCTTAAAACTGCTGGAATATCATCACGGACATTCATCTCGTTAGATCCCGGAGGAATTGGGTTTCCTGACACATCATCCATGCCAACCATCATACCGCCACACTCTGGGCACATCGGATCTCCGCATCCCCCTAGCATCATATCTTCTTCGTAATTATGCATTATTTGGCTCCCTCCAGAGCTTGATCACGCAGTGTCTGGAACCTTCGCAACTCTGCAATTGCGCCCTGTACTTCCAGTATCTTTTCGTGTTCTTTTGTATTTTCTAAAAAATTACGCATCGTCTCGATACGAGTATCTACATAGTCTTGTAATAACGGGTACTTCTCTATGTCATTGACTAGAGGTAATATTTTCTTCGCTAAGACTTTTTCCATTACTGCGGCTGACCTTCAGGTGGTGCTGGGGGTGGGTTACCACCGTTTGCTCCTCCACCTTCTCCCGTAAATCCGGGAGCGCCGGGTTCTGGTGCATTACCGGGAGCTATGTTCCCGCCACCATTACCGGTTGGGTCTTCGGGACTAGGTGCCCCTTGTTGCTGTTGTTGGGGTGGTTGCTGTGGCATCAACGCCGCTACCGCCGCCATCATCTCAGCTTGGATCGCCGCTTCTCTTGGATCGTTAAGAACCTTGTCCTCATCCAGATCCATACTCGCGGCAAGCTCTCGTAGTATGTAATCATACTTAACAAATGGAGCCATGCTGGGGTTTCCTGTCATCTGCATAAACTGCAACAGACGCTGGGAACGTACCTCGTTTCGCATTAGGCTTTCTGTACCTTTGGCTACGACATCGAGATCCCCTCTAATAGATTTATCGAAATTGAACTGCATGTTGAAGCTAAACAAAGATCGGCCGAGAGGTGCCAATAAGTAATCATCAACATTGCGTACAACGGCCTTAATGTTCTGTGCCGCCGCGCCCATAAGCATAGACATACCAGATGCTGTTCTACCAACACCCATAACGCCTGTACTACCGTGGGCAAAGGAAGGCATACCAGTAGCTTCATCCGCTAACTGTCGTGCCTTATCAAAAACTTGTATACATTCACCTGTCACGTTCGGGAACTTCGTACCAAAGATGGCTTGTCCCGGCGCACCGGCTTGTCGCCTAAACACCTTGCCCGGATAAACTGACATGTCTTGTCCCGGTACTAGGTTTGTTTCATCAATCTCAATCAAGAGGTTAGATGATAATGCGGCGTTATCTACAGCAAGACGCATGAAACCATTCATGATCTCTTGTGTATCTTCCATGTTCTCAGCCAGACCAATACCAAAGAAGGAGTAAGGATTTAGCTCGTAAGGAACTGCGTGATATGGAATGCGGGTTGGAGTGAACGGGTTAATTACCAGACGGATGACTTGACCATTACATACCCATGCGTTGATCTGCACTTCGTCTTGATCTTCTACTTCTTCGGGTAACTCTAATTCAGCTTCTTCAGCTATGTCGGAATCTACAACACCCCAGTACTCAAGTACTTCGTAGCGTTCAATAGACGATGACATATCGCTGTCTTCTAATGTGTCCTCCCAATAGTGTGGAGTGTAACTGGGGCCGAAATCAAGCGCCTCATCAATTGCATCCGGTCTAAAGAAAGGACGTTTTTTAAGGGCTCTCAGTTGAGAGCGGTTTAGACGGTGACGTTCAATAACGTACTCCGCCTCTGCCATATTCCTTGCATCTGGGTCTGGGTAAAAGTTCCAAATACTCACAGATTCGACTTTAGGAATAGTCCTGAAAACTGGGTCATACGTTCCTTCATCATTCCAATTCGGGTACTCTTTCTGTAGAGCAAATGGGCCTTTAAGAATGCCTGTACCAAACAATGACATTTCAAAAGCAACAGAACGTAGATGTTTGTTTGCTTCAGATTCCTCTAACTGATCATGGATAGTCTTCTCCATTTTCCTAGAGGCTTCTTTTGCTGGCTCAAAGGTTAGAGCCGTAGGTGTTTTACCGGGGCCTTCGCGTAGTTTGTCTTCTACTCGGCCAAGTTGGTCTTGGTAGGGCCCGGATCTTTTTAATAATTCTGGTCGTGCAATAGTAGGGTTTTTAGATCCACTACCGCCAGTAAGCTCATTTAACTTATCCTCAGTAACTTCTTTTGGATCAAAGTGCATAGGGCCACTAACACCCAGAGGCTTGTAACTAGGCTCAATGCCAATAGGAAACTTACTCCCTGCAAAAAGCACATCGACAATCTGAGCATAGGCCGCAAGAACTTTGGTCTTAGTGATTTTGATAAACGCCTGACTCTTTTCCTGCTCCGTGAACTGAACGTCTGGGCCATATAGGCCACGGTAATTCCTATAAGAAGTAAGCCATCTTGTTTCATCCGACTGCCTCGCATCGTTTGATCGGTTATACCTACCTTCGATCCATCCAATTAATCCGCCCAGAGACGCATTATCCTCGGGCGTACCATCTTCTAGTCCGATTGAGGCTTCTTCTAAATTTATATCTTCTGGTCGATCTACAATTGCCATTTATTTAGTATCCAAATTTACGACTCGCGGGTCTCCAAGTCTGAGTATTTTTTTGACCCCAGTCATCAAAAGGGGAAGCGGCGCGTGGCCTAGACATGACGCCATAACGCACGGAGTCATAGGTGTGGTCACTGCGGTATCTCACGTCAATATCGTCCCCACCCTTGGGGTCGCTGGGAATGACGGGAAGATCTGCAATAATTTGGCGGCAGTTATTAAAAAATACGATGCCGGGGGTTTCTGCTTCTTCGTCATATTTGAGTAGTTCATGAAGTCGGTTCTTACCCGCTACCCGGGCTCCCGCACTTCTGTCTGATGGTCGCCATCGGCATCCCATCGAAATCATTTCTTCTGCTATGGACGGGCCAATCTGCCCTCTATTATGCCAGCATGAAGAATCTAGTATACCATAACTTATTTGTTCACCTACTTCAAGCTCTAGTACAGCTTTAGCTAAATCTTTACCAGTGTGCTTACTAACGTATAACTCTCGGTAAACTATGAGAGTTTCGTATGCTGGGTCTATAGCAAACCAGTGTACGGCTGAGTAGGATGAGTAACCATAATCACAAGATCTAAATCTACGCCACTCATGAGGTATTTCAAATGGATCTACAATGTGTGTGTTTGGCCTAAACTCCGAAAATGCCGCGCCGTCTGCGACGGCCCAATCGCCTTCCAGAAGTTGCCTTCTTTGCATCTCAGGGAGCGATAGAAGGTTAGCCTCGTAGGAACCCTCTGAATGCAAATACGGGTTATCTTTAAGTGTGGCCGGTATAAATCGTCTATCAAAAAGAGCTTGTCCTGCTTTGTCGTGACCTTCCGGGTAGGTTAGTGTCTCGCCCGTCTCCAAGTCCTTCGCAGAGAACGAAACGCCAGCCGGGCTCGGATCCACAAACATCTGCTTAACCCACGAATGGCCGGGGCCACCCGGGTTCGTAGTAGCTCGCATAAATATCGGTAAGCTGGGGTCAGTGGTTCTAAGACGTGATCGCATATAATTCCATGCAAACGGCGTAGAATGTTGCGTAAGCTCGTCAAAGCCAATGTAACTGAATGCTTGGCCTTGGTAACGTAATACATCATCTTCTCTCTCTAGGTAGGTCATCCATAATCTAGCTCCGCTAGGGAATACCCACTGTGACTTCTTTTCTTGCCACTTTGCGCCGGGGAATGCCGCGACGTACATTTCTTGGGACTTCCAAATTAGTTCTCTTAGTTCGTCATTAGTACGTCTAAGGATTAGTCCATTGAAGTTAGCGTTTGAGAAGTACCGCATCGGATCTGCAAGCAGTCCTATACTTTTACCTCCACCGGCCGCTCCGCCGTATAACACTTCTCTTTCCGATGCCGCGAGAAATTCTGTTTGCGGCCCCGGGTTGGGTGAGAAGATAACTGTTTGTTCTTTTGGCTTTGCAGTAAAGTCGAGTGTATCGCTAAACTGCTGTGCTGTGGGTGCGACTGGGGTGGCTTCTTCCTGTCCACTTATCGCATCAATCTTTTTCTTAGTGACGGTAAGACTTCGTTTAGTCGCCGCCTCTCTCTTTTTAAGATCGCGTAACTCCCGCTCTTCCTTAGTCTTCGGTGCGTTTTTGCGCTTGCGCTTGGCAAGCTGTTTAACCCGAGGATTCTTATCGCCCCTGTTCCGTTTCCATATATTGGCTAAACCTTGGTGAGATACTTCGTGCCCTGAGTTTTCACTCAGCCACCTAGCGGCCTCACGATAGGAGTTGCCATCATCAAGGAAGTCCATCGCCTTTTCAATAAAGCCAATTAGATTCCAATCTGGAACGGCTAGTAAAACATCATCTTCGCTTACTTGGTACCCGTAGGGTATCTTAGATGTTTTATTAGGTCGTTTCTTATCAGGCCAATTATTCGGTTTCGTCATCGGTTGGGGACACCTGTTTCGGTGGTAAAATAAATACTCCCCCTTCTGGCCCTTTAATCTCTATCTGTTCTTTCTTTACTAGGCCGGTTCTATCAAGAATCTGAGTAGCCGCCGCCACCGCATTTCTTGCCCCCATAGCTCCCGGATCATTCAATACGTCTACCATGCTAAAAGTAGCCTTCGGCGCATTCATCGCCAAAACCATACTAGCACGGTCTACTATCTCGTCACGCAACGGGCCAACAACCTCATTGATACGAGTATTATGCGAGTAGCCAGCCGAAGTCATGGCTTCACGGATATTACCCCGAGCATCGCCACAAAGAGCTTCTAGGAAGGCTTCTTGCATTTTAGTTAATTCTTTTTTGTCAGTCATTTTGTGCCTGTTGAGGTATGCCTTCGGCATTACGAAGTGCTTCAATTGTTCCTAGTCGGATAGTGATAGCCTGTACTTGATCTTGTATCTGGCGGAGATCTTCTACGTCTCTCTCTACACCCTCTATTAACATATCCTGTCTAGCATCAGCCGGTAAGCTACCAAGCTCACCTCTAGGCCATTTGATACGGAACTCATTGTTCTGCGCTATCTCCATCTGGCTTTTATCTAGGCTGTGTTCTAATACGTTTAATCTTTCCTGTACGGAAAAATACGCCATCGTCGCAACTGAGGTTGCTATGATCATTGCTATTAAGTTGCGGATAGGGATGGTAATAGCCGTAGAGTCATTAACCTCTACCATTTCTTGCAAGACCAGTACCTAGCCGTCATCTTATCTTTAGCCGTTTCACACTTGTGGCGCGCACGGAAAGACTTACGAGCTTTCGGGTTAGACTTACGGATCTTCATGTCCGGGTCGCCAAAACGAATGACCTTTTCTTTGCCATCCTGACAGGCCTTGACCACAAACTTCTTGCTACCGCCTGAAGTACGTCGAGGTTTATTGCAAGCCATCTTGGACTTGTCTACGCGCTTAGTAGCCATAGCTACTTCTTCTTTTTGCGAACAGACTTACCGTAAGATGCTTCTACTAACTCCCCACGCTTATATTTCTTTCCGCCCTTCTTATCTTCTTTTTCGAGCTTATCTTCGCGCTTTTTTTGCGCCATGCCACCAGAGCTATAAGCCATCTTAGGCTTCTTCTTCTTTACGGCTTTTCCACGGCTTGCTTTTACTTTGTCAGCATCTTTATTCACGTCGAGTTTCTGGAGACCGTCTCCGATCTTCATGAAACCACCTGAGTTCATTTTTACTTTGCCACTGGATTTAACAGAGGCCCCACAATTTGCATACTTCACTTAGTTCTCCTCCTACTTGGATTTTTTCTTCGAGCGTACTTTCGCCGCTTTAGTATTAGATACGGATTTCTTACCTTTGGCCGCGCCAGCCTTCTTCTTTCGGGCGGTAGCGGCTCGTTGAGCTTTCGTAAGACTTTTCGCTTTTTTTTCTGGAAGGCATCGATCAGGCTTCTTTTTATTCTTGCTAGTGCCGCACGGGCCTTTGATACTCCCATCAGTACCAATCCGTACCCACTTCTGATCTACCCACTTCTTTAACTCGCCCATTACTTCTTCTTCTTTGCTTTGGACTTCTTAGCGTAGCTAGGATCCTTACAATATTTAGAAGCGGCCATATTTGCATAGGCACTAGGGTAAGTGTCGAAAGTGCGTTTAGCCCAAGCCTTCCCCGAAGCGCAGATTTTGTTTCCTGCCTTCGTTTTGGAAGTCGAGTTCTTTCGCCGGGTCGTTTTCTTCTTTGCTGTCGGCATAATCGTATTCGTAAAATTCTCTATAGCCTCGGAAGACTGTAGCTTCTGATCTAGCTTGTTCCGGGGTGATAAGACCTTCTTCTAGAAGGTAGCGTCGGACTTCTGGTAAAGTTAAGTGGACGCCTGTAGCCGCTTCTATCGCGGCTCTTATGTAAATTAGATTGATTGTATTTTTATGAGATGACATTTTAAGTCTGGTATTTGTTATAGCATTACTACGGCGCAATTGCAACACCTGAAATACCGTAGTTGAGGTAATTAATAGGGCCGGAGTATTGACTGGTTAGCAAATTCATGCTAAAATGATCAGGCGTTCGCCGGGCGGTACATATACTATTTAGTAGTACCGGTAGGGGGAGTCTTCTTAGGTTCTTTCTTAGGTTTGTTACCAAAGATAGCATCGTAGTTAGAAGAATACTTCTTATGGTCGGTAGGACGTTGCTTAGATCCCTTACCCATAGCTTACACATTCCTGCCATGCAGTGTGAGGACAAGTATCCCGGTGTATTAGACGATTAAGATAGATGGAGTTCTTACCATCGTAGTCTGCACACTTCTCAAAGGTTACGGACATATCTTCTAAGCAGACCAACGCAAATATATCACAGTCACCCGCTTCGTATTCACGGAATGTGGTGGTCTTACCCTTTCTAATACTATAGAGCCGCGCACCTGTCGCGGCTTTTTTCGTTTTAACGTCTACACGAATTACGCCAGCATCATTCGGAAGCATTACGAGCAAGTCATAGCCACTTCCGGCCGTGTGATGTACCTCGTAACCATACCCGGCTACTACTGCGGCAACTAAATGCTCTCCGATACGTCCAACTTGGGTCGCATCTAACGGGCCCATGAGATTAGGGTTAAATAATGGTTTAGAATTCATCAAATAGATCTTCGTTGTGTAACTTGCCTTCCATCAGGCCAGCAATATCACGAAGATTGTGAGAATGACGGTCAAGTTCATGTGCAATAAGGTAAAGCTGGTTATAACCGGCCGCACCTTGGTCTTCACGGTAGAAATCAATCAAATTATCGATTATCTGCTCGAACTCAATCCGTATTTCGACGGATTCGTCACTTTCATCAGGGAAGATATAACTTACTACGAAGAAACGCCCGTCGTTGTCTACTTCTAGATCGTTTTCAACTAGTAAAGGTAATTCTAGCGTCGCGGTATCGCTAGGTAAGCTCATAATTTAGTCCATTTAAGGAAAATACTCCAACAATTGCTAAAGTCATACCCAATATTATTAAATTACCTTAGTTAAGTCAATACTTTGGCGCAATTAAGTGCATTATTATTACACTAATAGGCGCATATTATTGCTTGTTGACAGAACGTGTACACAAAACCCCCAAATATCGACACGAAAACCTACTATGTTTACAAATGGAGTCCGTAGGGGTCTCGACCTCGTTGACAATACCTATTTTTCCAAATTCGGTCAGGGTTGTATACGGTAACGGGTACCCCCCGGGGTGGCAGTCGCGCCCCCCGTAGGCCCCGCCGTTGCTAGGTTTCCGCCGGTTCGGCCACTAGCGCGACCACTGGCCCGAGTAAAGCCCCGGCATTGCTGGCGATTGTATGGCCCGGGCTCATAACATAGAGATATGCGCGGACTAATTGCGGCCCGATTGACCGGCGCGCCCTATTTGACGAACGCACCACGGCCGAGGGCGGGGCGGCCCGGTG